TCAGCACAGTTCCGTGTAGTTGGTGCCCAAAACTGGCATCTGCGCATCGTGCTCGAGCACGACGGCATCAAGTCCGAACTGGCGAAGGTCATCGAGCGCATCCACGCGCGCCCGCACCGGCCGCGCACCACCTTCATCGTCGCGCTGCCGAATGGTTGCCAGGTCAAGAAGTGGCATTTGCGCCTGCGCTTCGATAGCGCACGGAAAGCTGCAGCCGATCTGGCGCTAAAAGCTGGCGACGAAGAGCTGACCGCCGCATCAAGGCATTCCAGTTCCGCGATATCCGGGCGCGCTCTGCCAGCGACATTGCCGACCTGGGCGCCGCCAGCTCCCTGCTGGGACATAGTGAAAAAGTCATCACGGAAAAGGTCTATCGGCGCATTGGCCAGGCTGTCCGCCCTACCCGCTAGCGGCGAGTTGCGGAAACCATTTCCGCAAATTGGCACCAAGTTGAAACTGATGTTTTACATCAGGGATTTTGCAGTCGACAGCACAAAAAAAATAAGCCCTTGATAATCAAGGGCTTATTTTCATATTTCTGGCGGAAGCGGTGTAATGCAAATATCTAGGTTTTTTGCGGCTTTCAAGCCGCCATATAGCAATCGTACCTACCACGCTACCTACCGGTAAAAATCGCCACAAAAAGTCTTTATGAGCCTGCATCTTCCCGTACACAACAGATAAAGGCCACAACCTGTTGCAACCTGTGTTCCGAACCGGCTTGCGCACCTACGAACCGGTAGCCCTGGACTGGTCCAAAGTGGACTTCGTGCGCGGCGGGTTCGATTCCCGCCGTCTCCACCACTGAATTGTTTAAAATCAAGTAGTTAGCAAGTAGAAGGCTGTCATTATTTGGGTTGTTTTTGGGCTGTTTAAGCCTAAGAATGACAACAAAATGACAGCCTTTTTTTTCGCCTATCGCCGGGCATTCGTGCTCGACCTATGAGGCTAGTGCATCATCGGCCTGAAAAAAACTAGTAGCCTCTAATTTTCAAGTCTTAAAAATACTTCATATATTTCAAATGCTTACACGTAATTTCTTTCCGCACGTAATGTTTCCCCACCATCTTGCAACGTACTGTTTTCACCGCCCCACACGGATGATGCGGAAACGTTTTTTTGTACAAGAGTGGTCTGTACTGCCAGCGTTTTGCCAGTAAATCGACCAGGTTCGCAACATCCATGGTAAGGGTTCGATTCTCACCGTTTCCAGGTCAAGATACCTGATTCCTTGCTTCTTCTAAACTTAGGGAATTGATGTGTCCTGAAATACCATCTTCAAAATAAAACTGAAGCATGCCATCCTCCCGCAAAGTCCACGCATCGACTGCAATATTTCTTCGTGGAAATTTTGAGTTCATGACATTAACCTTGTATTTAACTCCCAGTTGCATTTTCGGTGAGAAAAGGACACTCATCGTCAGGCCAGTTTTAACGAGTCGGCAGATTGTTAATTCCGAATTCAATTTCATAAATTCTCCTACCCTTTTTCAGAATTGTTTTCACATCATCACTTGCTCATTGAAAACGATCTATTGCTTGCCATTTTGCAACTTTTCGCCAAAAAATCATTCTAGTTCACTCAGTAGGCGGTTAAGCAGGCCTTTGCGCTACCAGAACACAATACCACCAAAATTTTATAAGCATGGTGGTCAACGTAAGTTAATACATTGGGACTTTGAATGTGCCCGGCCACAAGGCACAGTCAACCTATTGATATAGATCAACATTATCAGCGTTATTGCTTCGGGCCTACTTCTTCAGCAGATAATGGTATTGCGATATAGCAACGGCAATCTCGATGCTAAGTTCAAGTCCACACACTTGGCGCGGATAAGAGTTCTCCATGACTACCACACTGATAGCAAAACAGTTGCGAAAATAGCTACCATTTAGCAAATATACGAAACAGGAATAGTAGTCGATACGTTAATTTTTTGAGACCTTCACCACAGCTATGTGCTTCCAGGCTACAGAAATCGAGGCATCAGCCTACGCACATGAAGTAATTCGCGATGGAAAGATTTGCACGGTGACAGGTTCACCTATTGAGTCGTGGCAGAGTCCAGCAGTACCTGAAAAAATCTAGAAAATCTAAGGAATTAACGCTTTTTCCAACTTCTTAATTCTTAGGGATTAATGTCATGTATATGGTCTATCTCTCAATTGCTGACCGATATATCTACCAGTGGTCTACGACAGTCACGCATGAATTACAGATTGCACATGCTTCGTTCAAGGAGCTAATAGGATTTCAATTTTTGGCATCTCGACCGTTTCAAGTCACATTGCTGTGCAATGGGAAAATTCTAGCGCATCATCGTTTTGATAGTGCGGCAGGTACTGGTGATGACTGGAGTGATCGCGCGCTCCCAATAGACTTGGAAATGCCAGAATAAATCTCGGCAACCGTAACCTCACCCTAATTGTACATTTACGACCACCGGTAGATCGCGGTCAGCGCGGAATAAGTAAGGCGTGCAGGGCTGCGAGGCAGCCCTGCCAAGGCAAAAAAGCCGCCCGTCCCAATGACGCACCAGCCACACGAGAAAAAACCGCTCAAAGTGCGTCAAAATGCGTCAAATCGCACACCCCTTCTACGCCCCGCCGCTCCAGTCCTCATGCGCCTTCGGCCATGGCGCAAATTTGAGTCAAAAGACCCCTATATAGCGGGCAGGTGTGGAGGGGGGACAACTGCGCGCGCCGGGCCGAAACGGGCCTTTTTCTTGCTTCTGGGGCAACATCAATCATCAGGACGTGAAAAAGCCGCCTCATGGGCGGCTTGTGCGGTGGCTGGGGCGCGCTGGCGTGGCTGGCCTGTCGCGACCCCGCCTTGTCGGCTATCGCGGCGTGGCGCTCATCCTGCGCGGCCGGCGCGTGTCCTCGCCGCGTGTTCCTTATCGTAGTCGTCGCGGCAGTCCACGCCACAGAACAGCAGCGCCGGCGCCAGCGCCTCGTCGCAGTAGTGGCAGCAGCCATGCGCCACCAAGCCCGGCCGGCAGCGCACGGCAGCCAGGCCCCGCGCCACTTCGGCAAAGATGATCTTGTCCGTGTTGTCGACGTGGTCGCTCATTGCGCGCCCTCCCCGCCTGTAGCCAGGTCATACGGGGCGAACTTCACCACCTCCACGCCGGCCCACTCGTTGATCGCCATGAACTGCGCCTGCAGCGGCACCAGTTCATTGCGGGCGAAGACACGCGCGGCAGGCTCGACGGCGCCAAAGCCGCCTGCATTGTTCGGCAGGATGCCCATGAGCTGCGGCGGCACGCGGTGCGCGGCCAGTTGGTCATCGCGCGTCACGCTCTTGATGTTGAAAAACTCGTCCTTGGCGGCCACGTCCGACACGGGCAAAATCTGGATGCCGTCCTTCTTGCCGTTCGGCGCGTACATGAACAGGTTGCGGAAGTTGCCCGGCCCCTTGCTGTCGCGCATGGCCTGGCGCAGGTTGTCCACGTCCTGGGTGTTGGCGGCGGCGTCCGTCATATAAAAGACGAAACCCGCATGCGAGCCGTTCTTGTAGTACTTGCGGCGGAACAGGGTCGCCGCCTCGTTGAGCCAGGCCGATTGCAGCGCGCTCAGGTACTGCGGCACGCCGTACAGCTCCTGGTTCACGTCCGGTTCCATCAGGTGGAACACGCGGCCTTTGTCGAACTGGTGCACGGCCTGGTAACCGTTCACAAAAAAGTAGGTATCCAGATCGACACCGCGCCGCATGTACTTGGCCAGCGCATGCTGATACGCCAGCGCCTTGCCACTGCGGCTGGGCCGGTCTTCCAGGTAGGCATTGCCAAACGTCAGAAAGTCCAGGGCCGTGCGCTTGAAGGCGTCGCGCGACAGGTATTTGCTGGGGATCAAGGTGGACGCCAGCACGTTGGCCTTGAAGTGGATGGCGCTGCTGTGGTGCACGCCCGCGTTGAAGGACTTGGCCAGGCCGGCCAGGTTGACGGGCGGCTCATACCAGTGGCCGTTCTTCCAGCATTCGAAGCAGTCAAGAATGTCGGCGTGCTCGAGCACGGGCGTCGGGTCGCCAAAGGAAAACGCCTCGATGCCGGCGGCGGCCGGCGCCGTGGCCGCTGGTGATGGCGCGCCCTGGGCCTGCTGGCCGCGCGCGCGCAAGTGTCGTGCTTTGCTCAAGAATAAATCTCCATGAAAGATTGGTGGTTGTCGGTCGTGCCTTCGAATGGCTCGTGGTCGAGGGCGTGCATGCAGGCCCACGCCAGGTCGGCGTGGCCGGTTTCATCGGTGCGCCCTGCCACGTAAGTGACGTTGCGCCCGCTGGGGGTGAGGGTCTTGCGGATGGCCATGAACGATTGCGCAATGTCGGTCCAGCCGGCGTCAAACTCCAGCCGCGCGCGGCTGATGATGTTTTTGGCCTTCAAGACCATGCGGGTTTTGACTTCGGGCGAGTAGTTGATGGCGGTGACCGCCGGGAAGAACTGGCGCACGATGGGGAACACGCCGATGCCCATGCCAGTGGTATCAATGCCGATGTATTCGACGTTGTAGCGCTGGGTCATCTGGCGGATTTCTTCCGCATGGTCTTTGAAGTCCTTGCCGCGCCACTGGTGGCGCTCCAGGATGCGGAACTTGCCGCCGGCCGTCATGGGCGGCGCCAGCACCACGCAGCCGGCGCTATCGCCGTTCAAGGCCGGGTCGTAGCCGATCCACACGGGCCGGTTGCCGAACGGGCGCAGTCCCAGTAACGGCTTGTAGTCGTCCCATTCGACCCAAGAGTCCACCATGCAGCGTTGCAGCTCGCCCAGCGGGAAGACCGAGGCCGAGTCGTCGATGAAGTTGCACATCAGCAGGTTGTCGAACTGGTCCGGGCTGTATTCGAAGTTGCGCAGCTCGTCGATGTCGAACAAGTTGCAGCCGCCGCGCTCGGCGTCCAGGATGGTGACGATCTGGCGCCATATCTTGTCCTCGCCCGTAAAACCTGACGACAGGCGCCCATGACTCACATCGATATTCACCTGGTCCGCCTTGGCGCGGCGCTTGTTGAACAGCTCGCCCGTCCAGAACGGATAGGCTTGGTGCGTGGTCGAGGATGGCGTGGAAAAGTAGGTCTTGCGCCACTTCTTGTGGATGGCCATGCCCGAGGCCACCTTGTTCAACTCCTGGAAGTTCTGTGTCCAGAAAAATTCGTCAAAGTAAAAATTGCCGTGGTAGCCCTGCGCCGTGCGTGCATTGGTGCCCAGGAAGTACAGATGGGCGCCGTTCGGCAGCACGATGGGGTCGCCCGCCAGCTCGATGCCGGCCGCCTCGCGCGCGAATTGCACGATGTATTGCTTGAAGACGTGCGCCTGGCTTTTTGAGGCGGACAGGAAAATCTGGTTGCGGCCCGTCGCCATGGCGTCGGCCAGCGCCTCGCGGGCGAAGTACCAGGTGGCGCCGATCTGGCGCGACTTCAAAATGGCGCGCGTGCGCTGGTCGCCGTTGCGATACCAGACCTTTTGATAGTCGAAGAGCGAGTCCTGGAAAGCGTCGAGCAGCTGGATTTTCTGTTCTTCGCTGAAGTCGTTGCGGGTCGGTTTCTTCTTCGGCCCGGCGTTGCGGTTCGCCAGCTTCGGATTGAGATCCACCTCGTTGCCGCCCGGCTGCTCATAGCGGCGCACGCGCGCCATCTGCACGATGGTGCGCGCCAGCAAGTCAATTTCCTTGTAATCGCTGCCGCTCTTGACCTCCTTTTCGATCAGTTTCACCAGGCGCAGCTCAGCCGATGCCTCGACGTGCTCGATAGCCTGCGCCTTGTCCCACTCGTCGCGCTCTTTCCAGCTATTGATGGTGCTGCGCTTGATCCCCAGGTGGCGGGCGATGGATGAAATGCGCCAGCCCTTCCAGTACAGGGCGCGCGCGGCGCGGCGCGGTTCGGATTCGGGCACGGCCAATTCGGCGATTTTCTCGTCGGGGGTTTGTTCGCTTATTTTCTCGATTGTCAGCATGCCGCCAGCGTAGGCCGCGCGCGCGCGGAGCGGGGAAAGGCAAAAGTCGCTATGGCCCATAGCAACCCGCACCGCATTGAATCGCAGCGCCAAGACGTTGACCATGGCGTTATCCGATCAACCGAGACACGCCACCATGCCCAAATCCCAATTCTTTCGCGTCGCCACCGAAGGCGCCACCACGGACGGCCGTAACATCGACCGCGCCACCATCGAGCAGCTCGCCGCCACCTACAACCCCAAGACCTACGGCGCGCGCATCTGGCTGGAGCACATTCGCGGCATCCTGCCCGACAGCCAGTTCAAGGCCTACGGCGACGTGATCGCGGTGAAAGCCGAAGAGGTGGACACCGACAGCGGCAAGAAACTGGCCCTGTTCGCGCAGATCGAACCCACGCCGGAACTGGTCGCCATCAACAAGGCGAAACAGAAGCTTTACACCAGCCTGGAAATCCAGCCCGACTTTGCCGATTCGGCACAGCCCTACCTGGTCGGCTTGGGCGTCACCGACAGCCCGGCCAGCCTGGGCACCGAGGCGCTGAAATTCTCCGCCGGCCGCAAGCAGCAAAGCGACAACCTGTTTACTTCCGCCGTCGAGGTGACGCTGGAGTTTGAAGAGCCGCAAGGCATCAAACTGGCCGACGCAGTGAAAAACCTGCTGTCGCGCTTTTCCAATAAATCCGGCACCGACTCAGCGCAGTTCGCCGACATCAGCGAAGCCGTGGAGACACTGGCCGGCCACGTCGTCACCGCCAACGACAACTATGCGGACGCCGTCAAGCGCCTGGAAAAAACCGAAACCGCCCTGAAGGCCACGCAGGACGAGCTGGCCGCCTTCAAGGCGCAGATGGACGAGGCACCCGGCAACGGCCCGCGCCGCCCTGCCGCGACCGGCAACGATGGCGCCGTGCAGACCGAGTTTTAAGCGCCCGCCCCATCTACCTATCCCCATCAACAACGGAGCACTGATACATGAAAAAGCTAACGCGCCAGGTATTTGGCCAATACGAAACCCGCCTGGGCCAGCTGAACGACACGGACAATGTGGCCAAGACCTTCAGCGTCACGCCCAGCGTGCAGCAAAAGCTGGAAACGAAGATGCAGGAATCGAGCGAATTTCTGTCGAAGGTCAACATCATTGGCGTGACCGAGCAGGAAGGCGAAAAGCTGGGCCTAGGCGTGTCCGGGCCGATTGCCGGGCGCACCAACACCAAGGACAAGGAACGCAAGACGCGCGACCTGTCCACCCTGGACGGCACCAAGTACCGCTGCGAGCAAACCAACTTCGATACGCATTTGAACTATGCCAAGCTGGACGCCTGGGCCAAGTTCTCCGACTTCCAGTCGCGCGTGGCCAATGCCATTTTGACGCGCCAGGCGCTCGACCGCATCGTCATCGGCTTCAATGGCGTCAAGGCCATGGCCGACACCGACCTGGACGCCAATCCGCTGCTGCAGGACGTGAACAAGGGCTGGCTGCAGCACCTGCGCGAACTGGCGCCCGAGCGCGTGCTGGGCCTGGTGGCCAACGGCATGCCAGGCAAGGTCATCATCGGCGACGTGGCCGATGCCGACTATGCCAACCTGGACGCGGCCGTCACCGATGCCGTCAACCTGCTGGACCCGTGGTATCAGGAAGATACCAATCTGGTGGCCATCGTCGGGCGCAAGCTGTTGAACGACAAGTATTTCCCGCTGGTCAACGCCAAGCAGGCACCCACGGAAACCCTGGCGGCCGACATCATCATCAGCCAGAAACGCATCGGCGGCTTGCCGGCCGCGCGCGTGCCCTACTTCCCTGACAACGCCATCCTGATTACGCGCTTCGACAATCTGTCGATCTACTTCCAGGAAGGCGCGCGTCGCCGCCGCGTCGAGGACGTGCCCAAGCGCGACCGCATCGAGAATTACGAGTCGTCCAACGACGCCTACGTGATCGAAGACCTGGGCCTGGCCGCGCTGGTGGAAAACATCGAGCTGAAGGACAAGTGATGGCCAATCAATCCCCTGCCCTGCGCCACCGTGCGCGCATGCTGGCCGAGCGCACGGCCGGCACCGCGTCGCCGCAAGGCGTCACGACCGGTACGGTCTATGAAATGATGCTCTACAAACTGGCCGACGACCGGCGCCGGCTGAAGTCCATTCAGTCCGTCGAACGCAAGATCGAGGTCAAGGCTACCTTGCTGCCCGACTATGCGCAATGGATCGACGGCGTGCTGGCCGGCGGCAAGGGCGCCCAGGATGACGTGTTCGCCACCCTGCTGGTGTGGCACATCGACACAGGCGAGTACGAGCGCGCCCTGGTCATGGCCGCTTACGCGCTGGCGCACAAGTTCACCCTGCCCGATACCTACAGCCGCGATATCGCCACGCTGATGCTGGACGAGTTCGCCGAAGGCTATTTGCATGGCAAGCTGGCCGCCGATCCGCAGCATGCGGCCCAGGTGCTGGGCACCGTCGAGCAGCTGACGGCTGCCAGCGACGCGCCCGACCAGGCGCGCGCCAAGCTGCACAAGGCCATCGGCCTGGCCATGATCGCCGTGCTGGATCAAAACGACGACACGGACATCGCCCCGGCGCTGGTGGCGCAAGCGGAAACGGCCATGGGCCATTTGAAACGCGCGCGCGCCCTGTCCGAGTCGTGCGGCGTCAAGAAAGATATGGAACGGCTTGAACGGCGCCTCAAGCGCGCGGCCGGTTCCACGTAAAGAGCATCCCCCGCAGCACGGCGGCACGGGGGGATTCTGGCCAACCCTTTGACCTGATGAACCCCGTCCACCGCCCCATTTTGAAAGCGTCCCGAATGTCCTTCATGGCTCTGCCCCCGTCAACCCAGCCTGGCGCCGCCCCGGCACCGCCAGCGCAGGGCCCTGGCATCATCGAGAACGACGGCTGGTTTCCCGACATCCTGCTCTCCGATATGCGCGATGCCATGCGCCTGGACGGCACCGTCACCGACGCGCGCCTGGTGCAAGCCGTGGTCGATGCCATCCTGCAGGTCAACCGCGAACTGGCGCAGTGGCAAAGCACACATGCCGTGGCCGGCATTGCCGCCCTGGTGGACGTGCCGGCCACGCGTATCAACCGCGAATCCCGCCTGCTGGCGCAGTACCGGCGCGCCGTCTACAGCACGGCGAAAGCGGACCTGATCGAGCGTTACCGGGACTACGACAGCACAGCCACGTCCGTCAGCGACAAGAAAAGCATGGAATGGCTGGACGAAGCGCCCGGCGCGCAGCGGCGCAACGCGCAATGGGCGATTGCCGATATCGTCGGCCGAACGCACCTCACCGTGGAATTGATCTGATGCAGGTGCGCACGCAGCAGCACGACACGGTAGACGCCCTGGTGTGGCGCTACCTGGGCGACGGTGCGGGATACGTCGAGCAAACCCTGGAAATGAATCCCGCGCTGGCGCGCCACGGCGCCGTGCTGCCGGCCGGCCTGGTCGTCACCCTGCCCGAGCCGGCGCACGGCACCGCCACCGTGGCCGCAGCCGATCTTGTGCAGCTATGGGATTAACCCCGGCATTCACCCTTTTATTCATCATGAAAAATCTATCACCCCTCACCCCGGAGAATCAAGCAATGTCCGCAGAATCGTTTGGTGGTTTCGCCACCCTGGTCAAACTGTACGGCTTCAAGGCGGCGCTAGGCATGGTCGGCGCCGCCATGCTGTACATCGTGCTGCCGCCGTTAAATAGCGACGGCACCTTCAACAAGGGTGAATTTGTCGCGCGCCTGGCCTGCGCTGGCGTGTTCTCGTGCCTGCTGGGCGGCACCGTGTACCAGCTGCTGTGCGCGCAGCTCCCGGCCATCGGCGCCATGGTCAACGCCTCCGCCATCGACCTGATCGTCGGCGCCCCCGGCTGGTGGGTATCGCGCGCCGTGGCCCTGTGGTTCCAGCGTCGCAGCGACAAGGACATCGCCGAGCTGGTCAAGGACGCGAAGGAGCATTGATGGCCACCACCGACAATCCACTGATCGCGCGCGTCATCGACGCCATCCTGCGCGCCGAAGGCGGCTATGTGAACGACCCGGCCGACAAAGGTGGCGAAACCAATTACGGCATCACGCTCGCTGTGGCCCGTGCCAACGGCTACACGGGGCCAATGCGCGACCTGCCCGTGACTGTGGCGCGCGCCATCTACACGGCGCGCTACATCATGGAACCGAAGTTCGACCAGGTGCTGGCCATCCATGCCGGCATCGGCGCCGAGCTGATCGACACGGGCGTGAACATGGGGCCGCACCGCGCGGCCGAGTTCCTGCAGCGCTGGCTGAACGGGTTCAATGACACGGGCACCCGCTATCCCGCCCTGTTCGTCGACGGCCGCTTGGGCGCACAGTCGCTGGGCGCACTTGCATCCTTCCTGAAATGGCGCGGCCAGGATGGCGCCACCGTGCTGCTGCGCGCCTTGAACGGCTTGCAGGCAGCGCGTTACCTGGACATCACCGAAGCCAACAAGAGCCAGCGCCGTTTCCTGTTCGGCTGGATCAAGGAACGGGTGGCCATGTGACTGCGACCACCTGGCGCCCGCTGGTCGCATGCTTGCTTTGCGGCGCCATCGTGGGCTGGACGGCGCAGGGCTGGCGCAAGGACGCCAGCATCGCCGAACTGCAGCGGCAGGCGGCTATCCAAGCAGCCACCGCCGCCACCGAACTGGCCCAGGCCACCGCCCGCGTGCTGACGCTGGAGCGCGCCGCCGGCGCCGCTCTGGCGCAGCGCGCCGACCACCTCACCCAGGATCAAACCCATGCGAAAACTGAACGTGACCGTTTCAATGCTGACGTGCGCAGCGGCGCTGTGCGCCTGTCAATCCCCGTCGCCGGTGGTCATTGCGCCGCAGCTGCAGATACCTCCTCTGCCGCAGGCCATCGGATTGAAGCGCGCGCCGAACTTGACCCAGCGACTGCGGCAGCTCTTGACGCCATTGCCGGCGACGGCGACGACGCCACCCGGCAACTGAACGCCTGCATCGACGCCTACAACACCGTGCGAGACACCTACCATGTACAAACCGAATAGCCTGCGTCAGCACTTGGCCGCCGCCATCCCCGACCTGCAGCGCGACCCCGACCGCCTGCTGGTTTTCGCCGACGAGGGCAACGTGGTGGCGTCGGCCACCGCCTCCCTCTCCTTCGAATACCGTTTCAAGCTCAACCTGATCGTCACCGACTACGCGGGCGACGCCGACGCTATCATGGTGGCCCTGATCGCCTGGCTCAAAGTCCATCAGCTCGACCTGATGGCCAACGAAGAAACCCGCAAGCACGGCATTGCCTTCGAAGTGGACTTCAACAACCATGAAACGGTCGATATATCGATCAAGCTGGACCTGGCCGAGCGTGTGGCCGTCAAGGCTGGCGACGCGGGCCGCCTGAATATCCAGCACCTGGCCGAGATACAGCACATGCCGGCCTATGCGGACGAGTTCTGGAAGCTGTATGACGGCGACACCCTGCTGGCCGAATGGCGCACGCCCGAGGCCACGCCATGAGCGCCGACCTGCACGCACTGGAAACCTGGGCCGGCGCCCTGCTGGCCAAGCTGCAGCCAGCCCAGCGCCGCGCCGTCAATCACAAGGTCGCCATCGACCTGCGCCGCAGCCAGGCGCAGCGCATCAAGGCGCAGCAGGGACCGGATGGCGCAGCCTACCCGGCGCGCAAGCGGCGCAAGGAATTCAAGGGAAAGAACGGGCGCATCAAGCGGCAGAAGACGGCGATGTTCGCCAAAATTCGCACCGCCAAACACCTGAAGATGAAGGCGACCGGCGACCAGATCGAGGTCGGCTTCTTTGGCTGGGTGACGCGCGTGGCGAGGGTGCATCAGTTTGGACGGCAGGATAAGATTACAAAGAAAGGGCCAGTTTACACGTACCCCGAGCGGCGGCTGCTTGGCTTAAGTGAGCCGGATCGGACTTTGATACGCGAATCGCTGCTGCATCACATGGGAAAAAACTAAGATACCTCAATGCAAACTTCAACTGACATTAGTTGTCAAATGAGTTAGAGTCACATGAAACCGACCGCAACCGATCAAAAACATACATTGACTTGATAGCGTAAATAACTACCTATGGATATTACGTTGGCTCATACGGAACTGCTTTCTGAACTCCAGCCTTATGTTTGGCCACGGAAGAAAATGACCATTGCAGTTGATGGAGTAGATGATTCAGGTAAGTCAACGTTGGCACGATTTTTAGCTTGTTGGCTTGGAGTGCCAGTCATAGAAACGGACTTGTGTTTAATGGAAGGATACCAAGAGCCGACCATAGACTTGAGGATTCTTAGAACGCTTATCGAATCGCGACACCGGTGCAAACGACCAGTAATTGTTGAAGGAATATTCATCCTTAGTACGCTTGAAGAACTCGCTATCGTTCCTGATTATGTGATTCGTGTTGAGTCGCCTGGGCGCAACGGTAGTTTTATTTGGGCCTCTAAGTTTGAGGCATATGCTGATAAATATTTGCGGCCTCCTAAGCATAATTTTTTGTTCAATTGGGATCAACCCGACTTAACATCCGCGATTGAGTAGCTGCCGTTAACGGCCAAAAGCTGCTATTCGACGTGCGTGTCGAACCCCGTCAGTCCAATATCCGAGCAGCCCGCCACCTTGTGAGCCTCACAGGCAGCAATGTCCTTGATACCAGCGTGGTAAGAGAGTGATAATGCAGAGCTGTAATCCCATCAAGGAAGCCAATGAACATACTGCCGCACAGCGCCCCGATGTTAGTCGAAGCGACTCGTAACTGGGACTTGGTGAAGCTGACCGTTGGCCCGTTTGTCGGTGCAACTTTTGCCTTTGTGGTGGCACGGTACAACGATGCTCGCAAGCTTCACAGGGAGAGGGTTGCAGCTGGCAATCTGGCACTACTGACGCTGCGCGACCAGATCGACGACTACCTGGGCTTTCGAAAAAGCTTTCGTTACGACGTAGCGAATCCAGCGCGTGGGCCGAATGCTCCTGTGTTCATGTTGGCACAAGCGACGTTTCAGGCGTATGCCGAATCGTCCATAGACTTTCCATCCCTCAGCTTCTTGATGGAACGGCGTAAGCACATACCGAAGCTAAATTCGATGGTGTACAGCGCGAAACTCTATCGTAATCTGGTGAAGTCGGACCGCTTTCGTAATGAGGCCGTGCTTGAGCTCCAAAAGAAGCTGGCCGAGGCCCATACCTCAAATCCGCCGCCGACAAGAAAGGATATTGAACGCATCCTCGGGCCACTGCTGATTGCAAACGCGACCTCGGCAATTATCGGCCTCGCATTTCACGCGAAAGACGATGAAAGGACCCACCGACAAGCGGTAGATGAACTTCGAGCAGCCCTAATTGACGAACTGGGGCCGTGGTGGTGGCCCAACTGGGCACGGAAGCGATGGCCAATGCTTATGGGGCCAGCGTTAATCTCATTCACTAATGGTGATCCTGAAATGCAGGAGGACGCCATGCCCGCTTTTCCGAAACAGTTACTTGCTGCGATGGAGGAACAGGAAGCGGCCGAAGGCAAGCATCCAGAGGCCGATGCTCCTTTGTCCTTTTTCCCACTCGATAGATGGCATTCCACCTACTACCTAGTACTCAGAAAAATAGATGGCCCCAAGATACTGGTCCCTATCGAAGGCCGCAACTTCCGTCGGTGATATGCCACGGCAGCACACCTTGCATATGTTGAGTGACTTATTAGATCTAGCGCAATTTAATTCAAAGGTCCGCAATGGGGCGAAAGCAGACAGCCGCCACATCGCACCTACTTGGAAAATATGAATTGGCGTATCCAACATTGCCATAGTCACTAAGCCACTTATCAACCCGCCCGCGCGTGCATCCGCACGCGGACTTCGGCAACATGCATTGCATGAACGCCGACCTGTCCGACCTCACCCGCTTGCTGCAAAACCTGATCCGCCTGGGCACCATCGCCGAGGTCAAAGGGGCCAAGGCGCGCGTGCAGCTCGGGCCGACACTCACCACCGAATGGCTGAAATGGGCCACGCAACACGCAGGAAGCACGCGCACCTGGTCGGCGCCCATCGTGGGCGAACAGGTAATCGTCCTTTCCCCTGGCGGCGACCTGACGCGCGGCATCATCGTGCCGGCGCTGTACTCGCAGGCATTTGACGCGCCCGAAACCAGCGACACCGTCCACACCACGCACTACCCCGACGGCGCCGTGGTGCAGTACGATCATGCAGCCCACGCCCTGACGGCCACCCTGCCCGGCGGCACGGCCACCATCACGGCCGACAAGGTGACGTCGAACGCACCGAGCACCATCTGCACGGGCGACCTGACCGTCATGGGCAATCTGCTTGTCGAGCAATCGGCGACCGTCAACGGCGCCACCACCCTGAATGGCGGCGTGAACGCCAAGGCTGGCGCCGCTGGCGGTGTGGCCATGGACGTGCAAGGCACTGTCAAGGCCAGCGAGGACGTACTGGCCGGCGCCATCAGCCTGGCCACGCATGCGCACGGCGGCGTCAAGGCGGGCAGCGATCAATCGGGCGGGCCGCTGTGATGCTGGGCATGAACGCTAGCACTGGCCGCACCCTGTCCGGGATTGCCCATATCCGCCAGTCGATCACCGACATTTTGACCACGCCTATCGGCTCGCGCTTGATGCGCCGCCGCTATGGTTCGGAAGTGCCGGAGCTGATGGACCAGCCTTTGAACAGCGCCACGGTGCTGCGCATCTACGCCGCCACCGCCTACGCCATCCGGCTGTGGGAGCCGCGCATCAGCCTGACCGGCCTGCAGTTGGAAGCAGACGAGGCTGGCGCGGCCGCCCTGATCCTGGACGGCGTGGCCGATGGCCAATCTGTACAACTTGCGGTCGGCATCGGCCAGGGCGGCACGCCATGAGTATCGCCATCGACCTGTCACAACTGCCGCCCCCGGACGTGATTGAAACGCTGGACTTTGAGCGCATCAATACGGAGATTCAGGCCGACTTGATCGAGCGCATGCCCGAGCTGGCCGATGTGCTGCAACTGGAATCGGAGCCAATCACCAAGCTGATCGAAGTGTGCAGCTATCGGGAAATGCTGCTGCGCGCTCGCGTCAACGATGCGGCAAGGGCGCTCTTGCTGGCGTACAGCACGGGCAGTGATCTGGAACACAAGGCAGCGGAACTGAACATTGCGCGGCTGCAGGTCAGCGCCGCGAACCCCGCTACCAATCCACCGACACCGGCCATCTACGAAAGCGACGAGCGCCTGCGCCTGCGCGTGCAGATGGCGCCCGAATCGGCCACCGTGGCAGGGCCGGAAGGCAGTTACATTTTCCAGGCGCTGTCCGCATCAGCCAAGGTGCGCGATGTCGCCATCAGCAGCCCGCTGCCGGGCGATGTGCTGGTTACGATCCTGTCTACCGATGCCAGCATGCTGGCCGACGCCGACCTCATTGCGACGGTGCAAGGGCATCTTTCCGGAAAAAAGGTCCGCCCGCTCAATGACACGGTCATCGTCCAGGCGGCACAGATCATCGATTACACGGTCACGGCGCTCATCCACTGCTACCCGGGTCCGGCATCGGGGCCGGTACTGGATGCCGCCATCGCTGCCCTGTCCGCCTATGCTGATAGCACGGCCAAGATCGGCGAAGACATCACGCTGTCTGGCATCTATGCCGCGCTGCATCGTCCGGGCGTCAAGCGCGTCGAACTGATCGCGCCAACGGCGGACATCGTCATCGGCCCGACACAGGCGGCGCGCTGCGTCGGCGCCGCCATCAGCATGGGGGCAGCCGATGTCTGAGCCGCTGCGCCATTCCCTATTGCCGCCAAACCGCACGCGCCTGGAAGCAGCGCTTAGCTGCGCTATGGAATCCAAGGCTAACCCGGATGTACTGCGCAGCGTATTGATGGCAGCTGAGTGTCCGCCCCATATCTTGCCGTGGCTGGCGTGGGAGCGTCACGTCGACGGCTGGGAGTATGCCCTCAATGAAGAGGATCGGCGCGCCCTGATCAAAGACAGCTTTGAGCTGCACCGCTACAAGGGCACGCCATGGGCAGTCGAAACTGCCCTGGCAAAAATCGGCTATCCAGGCTCCGAAACCATCGAGCACAGCCAGACGACGCAGGCGTGGCACGCCGCCGGCGGCGAAGTCCTGGACGGCATCGGCGCACTTGATGGCGGTTCCGACCTGTCAGCGCCAGATGGTTACACCTACCGTTTTACTACCCGTCACTGGGCAGAATATGCCATTCGGATCAACCTGGCCGAGGGGCCATGGTCACGCACCCGCCAGCGCGAAATCATCCGCGTCGCCAGGGCATACGCCCCCATCCGCAGCCATCTGACCGCGCTGGTGACGGCCATACGCTTCGATTTCAATGCAGCCATCCGCATTGCCAGGGCAACGGCACGCATTACCGGTCGAATGGACCATTGCAGGCGCTTTCCCGTGCCCGGCTTTGACACGCTGGACGGTTGCGGCCTGGTCGACGGGGACCACATTCCCAGCCTGCTGGATGGCCTTGGCGCACTCGACGGCAGCGACAGCCTGAGCGGGACGGCTGCGACCGGAGAGCCATTGGACGGCGGCGCATGGGGGTACACGCAGCGTCTGCGCAGTCGCATCGCCCTGCCCGCTGCTGGCGGGAACCGGGCCGATCATGGCTACCTCGATGGCGGCTCGGGCTATCTGGACGGCGCGCCGCTCACCGGCGAGCTACTCGATGGCCTGAGCGCCATTGACGGCATCGGCACGCTGTATTACCCCACCATCGGCGGCCCGGAAGACACGCTCGATGGCGTCGGCTTCCTGGGCGATATCCCGGGCCTGGACGGCATCTGGTTTTCTGCGCGCGTCACCTTGCGGCGCGGCAGCCTCATCACCACGGAGACATTGCAATGAGCACTACCGCTATCGCGGCAACAAACGCCTATCGCCACAAGGTTGCATTGACTGCAGCGGCCGGCGGCGCATTACCCAAGGCGGCATGGGTGGCCTTTGGCGCCGGCGCCAGGCCATACACCCTCGATGACATCGCCATGGAATCAGAATTTTTCCGCGTGGCGGCCAACAACAGCGTGGATGGCGTGCAAATGACGGTGGCCGGCGTGCTGACCGGCATTGCTGCCGGGGCACATGTGCTGCGCGAAGTTGGCGTGTTTGCAGCGGACGGCACATTGATGGGGCGCCGCGTACTGACGCCCAAAGAGCTGGAGCCAGAAACCCAGCTTGAAATCGAACTTGTTTTCCAATATTAAAGAGGAGCACCAATGACCCAACTTACCGGCATCCCAGAATTTACGGGCAGCGTGCGTCGTCTGGAAACCACCGATCCAAAGCACCCGGACACCTGGAACCCGAATTATCAGACGCTCATCAACAATGATACCTACCTGAAATCAGCGCTCACGGCCGCTGGTGAAGAACTGGCCGAAGTCGCTGGCCGCATCGGCAGCCTGGAGGAAACGAGTTCCGCCAGCGTGCAGCGCGCAGTCACGCTGGACTGGCTATACCGTGACAACCGCATCGCGTTCGAACTGTGGACGCCGGGTTTTACCATGATCGACGCCATCGACACCGCCCTGGTGCAAGGCATTGCCGGCGATGATTCGGTCGACGTCGCCAGCACGCTGCAACTGCGCGCCAATGAGTTTTACGTCTTGAGCGACGATGCTGGCTCTATTCTGATCAAATGCGCCGCCATCCTGTCGCCGAACAGAATCCGCATCGCCGCCGACCTGCCGCGCACGATGGGAACCGGCGTTCTGAGCCGTTGTTCGATGAACCATGTGGGCAAGGCGCAGGCGACCGCGCGGCCAGGCGACATTTGGCTGGGCCGGCCGATCAACATCGGCAATGACATGGATGGCGGTGCTGTCGTGGTACGGCGTAGCCTCAACAGTGCCGAGGCACGTCTGTACTTTATCGATGCCTACACGCCGAACTGGACTGAGCGCATGTGGTCGTCGCGCCGACAGGGCGGCGACATCCCGCCCGGATTTGCCGATTATGAATACGCAATCCCGATGCGCGGCGACGGCAGTCTGCGCATGGACATCGGCGTCGAAAGCGTGACGATCAAGCACATCATTGCGCTGTCGACCGCCACCGGCCTGGGCGGCTTCACCAATCCGGCCATGCGCCCGGCGGCGCCGGTCATGGCCACGCCAGCCGCTGCGGCCATCAATATCGCCGAGCGTCCGACATTATCCGTGGGCGGCTACACCAGCCCGGGCGGGTCTGCGCAGGCAGGCGTGCAATTCCAGGTATCGAAAACAAACAGTTTCGCGGTACTGCAGCACGATTCCGGCGAAATCGCTGCCAGCCTGTCATATCTATTGCCGGCCGGCGTGCTGATCGCCAACACCATCTACTACATCCGCGCCCGCGTTAAGGACGTTGCGGGACTCTGGTCCGACTGGGCTGCCGTCACCAGCTTTACCACTGCAGCCACGTTCGCCTATGTGGCATCCCCGACCCTGGTCAGTCCGGCCAGCAATGCTATCGACATCGGTGAGCAGCCTATCCTGCAGACCGGCGCCTTCGCCGTGGTCGGCGGCGCCTCCTCCCACGCGGCCAGTCAGTGGCAGGTACGCACCGCAGCCGGCGTATGGACGGCGCCGGCCTGGGATTCTGCGGAAGATACGGTCAACCTGCTGTCGCGCACCCTCCCCGCCGGCATCCTGGCCGCTGGCCAGCAGCAGTATTTCCTGCGCGTCCGCCATAAAGGCTCGACGCTGGGCTGGTCGGAATGGTCAAACGAAATCAAGATCACGACCAAGCAGGTCTACGCCAACATTGCCGGCGTTGTGCTGCTGGCCAGTGGTGGCGACGGCGGGACGTGGGCCTACATCGATGCAGACGGCAACACTGTAGCCAACCCAAGTGCGGCCTATTTCAATGCACACCCGGTATTCGGCAGTATTCAGGACGTCACGATTGACGGCCAGATTATGGTCAAGGTGCCCAAGTTCTACCGTAAGCGCGCAATCATTGCCTCGGGCGCGAATGCCGGCAAGGAAGGCCGCTGGATTTCCGACCAGCCGATTGCCGGTTACACCATTCACCCAGCATTCCGCAGCTTCGGCGCCGATATCGATCAATTCTGGTACGGAAAATATCAGGCCAGCAAGAGCGGGACAATGCTGGAATCGAAGCCAGGCATGTCGCCAGTTCTCGCCATCACCCTGACCGAAGCCATCGCAGCCGCAGCGGCGCGCAATACCCGAGGGGTGGCCGGGTTCATGTCCCTGTCGTTCTATCAGGCTGCGGCGATCCAATGGCTGTACCTGGTCGAAAATGCCACGATGAACAGCCAGACCAAAACCGGCCAGGGCCGCGTCAGTGCCGCCAACGAGGCCCGTGTCGATGCAGCCGATGTAGCCACGGCCACGTATCGCGGCATCACCGGTTTGTGGGGCAACGTCTACCAATGGCTCGACGGTATGAAAACCGTCTATGGCGTGGTCAACCTGTGGGACAAGGACGGCAACAGGACGTGGCGCAATACCGGCAAAAAACGCACTGCGGCCGAGGGCGGGATCTACCCGACCACCTTCATCACCGGGTCCGGCGCCGGTTACGACTTTGACGACATCTTCATCGGCGATACCGGGCCGACCTATAACACTTCCGCTACTGCACCGGATTATCAATATTTACTTTCTGATGGCGAGTATTTCCCGGTCGTCGGTGGCGACTGGAACTTCGCAGCCGCTGCGGGTTTGTGGTGCGTAAACTGCAACCGCGTGGCGTCGAGTGCTGGCATGAGCATCGGAGCTCGTTTGGCAAAGGTGTGATGTGTTAAGCAACATGAATCATGACGTGGTGGGCGAAAGACCATCACAGTCAACCAGGCTTTCGTACTCACGGCAAAGAACGATGATTTTTTCATCACCAGAGGGAGCGCAACACATGAAAATTGAAAATCACATCCTGACCATAGGCGCGCACTCGGAAGAATTGCCGTGCCTGCCGACCGCCGCCACAGTCACGGCATGGAAGGTGCCGGCCGAGTACATCGCCAGCGGATATTTTGTGGCGGTGCGCGTTGCCGGTGCCATGGCGACCATCCCGGCCTGCGCTGCTGCTGACACGGAGCTGATCGGAACGCTCGATCTGCCGGCAGATCCCGCAGCCCAGTTGGCCGCAGCAAAGGCGGAGCGCATGGATGCGATCAACCAATCCTGCGCGCAGGCTCTGGCATCTATCGCGGCCCCCTATCCAGACGGGGAAGTAAAAAGCTGGCCACAGCAGGTTGCCGAGGCGGCCGCGCTTGCCATCGACGCCGACGCACCAACCCCGCTGCTGACCGCCATCGCGGCCGTGCGCGGCATCTCAGTCGTCGACCTGGCGAATCTGGTACGCATCAAGGCCGAGGCCTATGCGGCCGTCTCCGGGCAAACGATCGGGCGCCGGCAATTCCTGGAATCCGCACTGGAAAAAGCAGAGACGCCGGAAGCTGTCAGCGAGGTGGCCTGGTGATGGACCGCGCCGCATTGATCACGCATCAACTGGGGTGCGCAGTGCCATCTGCCTATGTTGCCTGGCCTTAGATGAAATGACACAAGCATCCAACTACCCGCAACAAAAACCATCTCACAGGAGAAATGAATGGCCACCGACTACCACCATGGCGTGCGCGTCATTGAAATCAACGAGGGTTCGCGCCCGATCCGCACCGTCTCCACGGCCGTGCTGGGCCTGATCGCCACGGCCGACGATGCCGACCCGGTCGCCTTCCCGCTCGACACGCCCGTGCTCGTCACCAACGTGCTGGCCGCCATGGGCAAGGCAGGCAAGACGGGCACACTGTACCGCGCGCTGGAGGCGATTGCCGCGCAGACCAAGCCCTTGTGCGTCGTCGTGCGCGTGGAAGAAGGAGAGACAGAAGCGGAAACCACCACCAATGTGGTGGGCGGCGTCTCGCCGGACGGCAAATACCTGGGCGTGAAAGCCTTGCTGGCCGCGCAAAGCAAGCTGGGCGTGAAACCGCGCATCCTGGGCGCGCCGGGCCTGGACACCCAGGCTGTGACCAACGCCCTGGCCAGCGTGGCGCAGCAACTGCGCAGCTTCGTGTACGCCTCCGCGTATGGCTGCAGCAACGTGGTCGCCGCCACCACCTATCGCGGCCAGTTCGGCCAGCGCGAGGTCATGATCATCTGGCCGGATTTTGTGAACTGGAATACCGCCACCGACGAAGAGGCCAGTATTTCCGCCGTGGCCTACGCCATGGGCCTGCGCGCCAAGATCGACGAGGAAACGGGCTGGCACAAGACGCTGTCCAACGTGGTCGTCAACGGCCCAACCGGACTCACCAAGGACGTGTTTTTCGACCTGCAAGACCCGGCCACCGACGCCGGCGTGCTCAACGCCAAGGAAGTGACCACCCTGATTAACATGGGCGGCTACCGCTTCTGGGGTTCGCGCACCTGCGAGGTGCCGGGTGGCTTCTTCTATTTCGAAAGCTACACGCGCACGGCCCAGGTGCTGGCCGACACCATCGCCGAGGCGCATTTCGCCTTTGTCGATCTGCCCTTGCATCCGTCCCTGGTGCGCGACCTGCTGGAAAGCATCAACGCCAAGTTCCGCGACCTGAAATTGCAGGGCTACATCATCGACGGCCAGGCCTGGTATGACGAGCAGTACAACGACAAGACAGGGCTGAAAGACGGCAAGCTGGCCATCGATTACGACTACACGCCCGTGCCACCGCTGGAAAACCTGCGCTTCCAGCAACGCATCACCGACCGTTACCTGGCCGACTTCGCCTCGCGTATCGCCGCCTAAGCACCACCACCCTGCCCGCGCCCGCGCGGGCGCACTGAATAACTGGAGAAATTATGGGCATGCCCCACAAACTTAAACAATTCAACGTGTTTCAAAACGGCGTGCTGTTCATGGGCATGGTGCCCGAGGTCACCCTGCCGAAACTGAGCCGCAAGATGGAAGAGTACCGCGCCGGCGGCATGAGCGGCCCCGTGTCGGTGGACTTCGGCAACGAGGCGCTGTCGCTGGAGTGGAGCGCAGGCGGTCTGATCGCCGAAGCCTTGAAGCAGTACGGCGCGCATGCGCACGGGGCCGTGATGCTGCGCTTTGCCGGGGCTTATCAGAACGACGAGGACGGCAACGTGGCAGCCGTCGAAGTGGTCGTGCGCGGCCGTTACAAGGAAATCGATATGGGCGGCGCCAAGATGGGCGACGACACCACACACAAATACACCATGGCTTGCAGCTATTACAAGCTGATGATCGACGGCGCCACCGTCATCGAACTGGACTTCATGAGCGGCATCGAGAACATCGGAGGCGTCGATACCAATGCGGCCATCCGCAAGGCCAGCGGCCTGTAATCCGCTTTTTTATTCACCACTACCCTACAAGGACAACACCATGAACAACGATACCCAAAACAGCGCCGTCATCGAGCTGGACGAACCGATCAAACGTGGCGACAGCCTCATTACCTCGCTGACCGTGCGCAAGCCCAAGGCGGGCGCCCTGCGGGGCATTTCCCTGATCGAACTGGCCAACCTGAACGTGTCGGCCCTGCAGATCGTGCTGCCGCGCATCACCGAGCCGACCTTGACGGCGCACGACATCGCCAACATGGACCCGGCCGACCTGCTGGCGGTGGGCGCCGAGGTTGCCGGTTTTTTGGCGAGCAAAGCAGATCGCCTTTCGGTATCCCCGGCGAAGTAGAAGACGCCATGGCGGACATTGCCGGCGTCTTCCACTGGACGCCGGCAGCGATGGACGATCTTACGATTGATGAACTGATGGCCTGGCGCGAACGCGCCAGGCAACGAAGCGGAGCGGAATAGATGGCTGGTCGGGATTTGAAACTACAGGTGGTATTTGCGGCACTGGACAAGATCACCGGCCCGCTGAAAAAGATTATGGCTGGTTCCAGCGAGACGGCCAAGGCATTGAAGGCCACCAGTGACCGCCTGCGCGACTTGAACGCCCAGCAAAAGAACATCAGCAAATTCCGCGAGCTGCACGGCGGCCTGGACGCGACCCGCACCAAGCTGGAAGCAGCCCAGCAGAAGGTCGCCAGCCTGGCCGTCAAGATGAAGCAGACGGAGGCGCCCACGCGCGCCATGACGCGCGAATTTAACGCCGCAGTCAAAGCGGCCGGCGCCTTGAAGACGGCAGGCCAGCAGCAGGCCCAGCAACTGCAGGTCATGCGTGAGCGCCTAGCGGGCGCAGGTATCGGCACCAAAGACCTGGCCAACCACGAGCGCACCTTGCGCCGCGAAATCGAGGCCACCAACAAAACCATGACGCTGCAGCAGCAGAAGCTGGCCAACGCGGCGGCCAAGCAGCAGCGCGTCACCAATGCCACCCAACACGCCGACAAGCTGCGCAACAAGGCGGGCAACCTGGCCATGGCCGGCGCTGGCGCAACTGCCACGGGCGCCGTGCTTGGCGCGCCCGTCGTCAAGGGACTGAACGAGGCCAAGCACTATCAAACGGAAGTGGGCCGCGTCAACGCCCTGGGCCTGGGCGACAAAGTGTCAGCCGAGGCCGTCGCCTTCGCGCGCAACATGAAGACCTACGGCACCAGCCAGCTCGACAACCTGCAGCTCATGCGCGACGGCATGAGCGCCTTTGCCGACGTGCATCATGCGGAAATGGTCGCCCCTACGCTAGCCAAGATGAAGTTTGCCAATCACGCCTTCTTTGGCGAGGCCGAGGGGGCCGATAACGAACGCAAGTTCATGGACATGCTCAAGGTGATCGAGCTGCGCGGCGGCCTGGAAAGCAAGGAAAAGTTCGAAGCCCAGGCCAATATCGTGCAGCAAGTCATCACCGCCACGGGCGGGCGCGTCGGCCCGAATGAATGGTTGAATATGATCAAGACGGGCGGCATCGCCGCCAAGGGCTTGAAAGATGACGCCTTCTACTACCAGATGGAGCCGCTGGTGCAGGAAATGAGCGGTAACCGCGTCGGCACCTCCCTCATGAGTGCCTACCAGAACTTGTACCAGGGCCGCACGACGAAGCGCTCGGCCAGGAAGCTGGACGAGTTTGGCCTGATTGGCGACAAAAGCAAGGTCACGCCAGATAAAGCCGGGCAAATTGCATTCCTCGATCCCGGTGCGCTGCTGGGTTCCGAGCTGTTCCGCGAAAATCAGTTTGAGTGGATGGAAAAGGTGCTGTTGCCGCAACTGGCCAAGAAGGGCATCACGGAAAAGAAACAGGTGCTCGATGCCATCGGAAGCATCTTTTCCAATCGCACGGCGTCGAACCTGTATTCGCAGATGTATTTGCAGCGCGTGCAGATCCACAAGAACGAAAAGCTCAACCGTGGCGCCGCCGATATCGGCCGGCTGGAAAAGCTGGGCCGCGACTCGGCCGCCGGCAAGGAATTGGAAGCGCAGTCGAAGCTGGCCAACCTCAAGCTGACCATGGGCGAAAAAATCCTGCCGCTGTATGCGCAAGGGCTGGAGATGGCGATTTCCGCTATCACGCGGCTGAATGGCTTCATGGAGCGCAACCCGACCGTGGCCAAGGTCATGATTACCGCCTTTGCCGTGCTGGCCGGCCTGCTGCTGGTGCTCGGCCCGCTGATGCTGGGCATTGCCGCCCTGATTGGCCCGTATGCCATGCTGCACGTCATGTTCGCCAAGATGGGCGTGACGGGCGGCGTGCTCACGCCCATCCTGCGCGGCCTGGGTGGCGCCTTCATGTGGGCGGGCCGGGCGGTGTTGTGGCTGGGCCGCGCTCTTCTGATGAACCCGATTGGCATCGCCATCACTGTCATCGCCGGCGCCGCCTACCTGATCTATAAGTACTGGGAGCCGATCAAGGGTTTCTTTTCCGGCATCTGGTCGCACATTAAGACCGCGTTTGCTGGTGGCATCGGCGGCGTCAGCACCTTGATCGCCAACTGGTCGCCGCTGGGCATGTTCTATCGCGCCTTCGCCGGCGTGCTGGGCTGGTTCGGCATCGCGCTGCCGGCCACGTTCACCGACTTTGGAAGCGGCCTGCTGCGCGGTATGGCCAGCGGCATCACAAGTAGCTTGAACGTCATCTATCAATGCTGGGAGCCGGTCAAGACGTTCTTTGCCGACGTGTGGTCGCAGCTCAAGGCGACATGTGGCAGCGGCCTGGCGGGTATTAGCGCCCTGATTATCAACTGGTCACCCGTCGGCGTGTTTTACCAGGCGTTCGCGGGCGTCATGAGCTGGTTCGGCATCAAGCTGCCCGCCCAGTTCACCGAGTTCGGCGCCAACATCCTGCGCGGCCTGGTCAACGGCATCACGGGTTCCATGGGCGCCGTCAAGGACGCCATCAGCAATGCCGGTTCAAGCACCATTGCCTGGTTCAAGGAAAAGCTGGGCATCCACAGCCCGAGCCGCGTGTTTGCCCAGCTGGGCGACTACACCATGCAGGGGCTGGCCGTGGGCCTGGACCGTAGCGAGGGCGCGCCCATTGCCAAGGTTTCCGGCCTGGCGCAGCGCCTGACGCAACTGGGCGCAGGCATTGCCATCGGCACGGCCACCGCCCTGCCCGTCAGCGCCTTCGACACGCGCGCCCCGCTGTCCCAGGGCACGTTTGGCGCCGGAATGACGATCCAGGGCGACAAGATCGAAATCACGATCCAGGCGCAAGCCGGTTCTGATCCGCAGGCCATCGCCCGCGCCGTGTACGCGGCCATGGAGCAGCGCGACCGCGAAAAGGCGGCGCGCATCCGCTCATCCCTGCGCGACCACGATTAAGAAAGAACAGCACCATGATGATGATTTTAGGAATGTTCGTGTTCAGCCTGCCGACGCTGGCCTATCACGAGCTGCAGCGGCAAACGGAATGGAAGCACGCCAGCACGGCCCGCGTGGGCTTGCGCGACGCGCACCAGTACGTAGGGCCCGGCGACGACACCATTACCCTGTCGGGCTGGGTGGCGCCGGAACTGACCGGCTCCCTGTACTCGCTCGATGCGCTGCGCATGATGGCCGACACGGGTAAATCGTGGATTCTGATCCAGGGCACGGGCCGCATTCTCGGCTCCTACCGCATCACCAGCATGACGGAAGGCCGCAGCATCCTGGACGGCAGCGGCGGCGCGCGCCGCGTCGAGTTCTCGATTGCGCTCAAGCGCGACGACGACGGCGTGCTGGCCATGGTGGGCCTGGGCGACATCGGCGACCTAAAAAACATGCTCAGCATCGACGGCATGACCAGCAGCATCGCCGGCGCGGCCAAGAATGCAGTGGGCAGCGTGGTCGGCAATGTCGTGGGCGGCATCACCTCGAAATACGGCGGCGTGGTCAGCGAAATGAAAGACAAGATCGGTGGCAGCATCAGCGGCGCCATCGGCAGCGCGGCGGACAAGTTCAAATGAGCGAGCATATCCCCGCCTTCAAGGTCAGCATCGAGGACAAGGATCTGACGGCCATCGTTTCGCCGCGGCTGATCAATCTGACCTTGACCCTGTGCCGTGGCGACGAGAGCGACCAGCTCGATATTTCCCTGGACGACAGCGACGGCAAGCTGGCCCTGCCGCCGCGCGGCGCGCAGATCGCCCTGGCGCTGGGCTGGCAAGCGTCCGGCCTGGTGGATATGGGCAAGTTCACCGTCGACGAGGTGGAGCACAGCGGCGCGCCCGACACCATCACCTTGCGCGCCAGGTCGGCCAACCTGATCGACACCTTCAAACAGCAGCAGGAACACAGCTTTCACAAGACCACCCTGGGCGCCATCATCGAGGCGATTGCCTTCCGCAATGAGCTGGCGTCGGGCGTGTCGGCGCGCCTGCGCGATACGGCCATCGAGCACATCGACCAGACGCACGAAAGCGATGCGGCCTTCCTGCGCCGACTGGGCAGGAAATACGACGCGGTGGCCACCGTCAAGAATGACACCCTGCTCTTCATCCCCATCAACCAGAGCCGCACCGCCAGCGGCAAGGCGCTGCCCGTCATCCCCATCACGCGCGCCTTGGGCGACGGCCACCGCTACCATAGCGCCGAAAGCGACGCCTACACGGGCGTGCGCGCCTTCTGGCACGACGAGCGCTACGCGCGCCGCCGCAGCGTGGTGGCGGGCGTGCCCGGCAACAGCAAGCGCCTGCGCACCACCTTCGCCAACGAAACGGACGCGCGCGCGGCGGCCGTGGCCGAATGGCAGCGCATCCTGCGCGGCCTGGCCACCTTTGAAATGTCCCTGGCCCTGGGCAACCCGGCCGTATTCCCGCAATCGCCCGTGACCGTAACAGGCTTCAAGCCCGAGATCAACGCCACCGAGTGGCTATCGGTCAAGGTCACGCACAACCTGGGCGGCAACGGTTTTACCACGCGAGTGGAGTTTGAAACCAAGACGGAAGCGGTCGAGGCCGAGCGCGAGGACGAAAAAGACCCGGATGAAGGCATCACGGGCGTGCTGGCCAAATGGAAGGACGTAGCGGCGAAGAAGAAAAAGACGGGACAGGAAATGGCCGGGGCCACAGGCACTCTCAATACGTTGGAGCATGTTTACAAGAGCAAGCAGGCCGCCAAGCGGGCGGCCCTGCATGCGTGGAAGCATATTGAGGAAGTGCGGGACATCATCCGCGAGAATAGCGAAGAGCCAACGTGAAAACCTACGCAAGCGGTAGCCGATGCAGGAGCGACATGACCGTGCGCCAATTATGTCCGCTCAGTGGCAGCTTTCCCCCGCATATTTAATCGACAAAACCTGGATATCCGGCCATGAGCCGCAACCTATCCTTTCCAGTCATCCGTTTGCCGGTTCGTACGTTTCAGTAGCCGAAATCGGTGCATTTTATGAGCACGCGGTTCGATTATATCCCGCGACTTATCGTCGTATTATCACTGCGCGCGGAGCCAGTTCAGCATAGCCGCGCTGACGTTGCCTTCAAGAGATGTGCTCCCAGTGAGCTTAACGAATTTTCTTGGATCGCAGATACTGCAAGGGGTCACTTTCGTTCCGCAACCATTCTAAAACGTCAATTTTCCAATCACCCGGAGCCAATGAGCCGGCTCGTAGTTCAAGCAAGCGACTTAAATAACCGTCAACCTTCGCGCGCTGACGCGTCGCAGGAATCCCGTCAATGATCGCCGCAGAGGCATCCAAGTAGCCGCGCAGAACAGCACGGATTGCCGGCATACGACTGGCCGGCGCCCCACGTGCAATGCGGTATGCAGCAGCTAATTCGTCCACCCCCGAGCCTTGTGATCTCTTGGCTCCCGAGTAGGACCTGCTAAGCGCTGCTCCCCTTTTTTGATCGCCAGCCTTCGGTTTCACTACCATTACCCCTGTGACACCTTTTTGAAGAACGCAGTACCTACAGAAATTTTTCAAGCGAATTTTACGGCTTCAAGCATTCTGTTAGGAAGGGTACATCCAAAACTAGAGACCTGTACAAAGCTATCCGCCAGTTAAGCGGCCCAAGCGTGTGTTCGCGCTGTTCTAGGAATTTTTGCAAAAATTTTCGCAGAGTGGTAATGGTCTTCGCCTCCCTAGCAATTGAAGCATCTCGGAGCAGTGAGAATTCCGTGTGTGACTGATCCTTGTAACGGCTCAGCAATTCAAGCTTTTTAAAGTGAGACTCGATTAGACTGAATTTGGCCACACTGAAGCCGGCGGGCCGGATGAGCTCGAACGACACCGTCGGAACCCGTTTCCCCTTTCTTACGACCCACTTGACGTCGGGTTTAAGCATTGGTGCAGTCGGCAGGGAGTCCAAGTAGAAATTGACGAAGACGCGATTATTCGTGGCATCTAACCAAATATCCGATTTCTTGCCGTTGCAAGTGCCGCAACATGGGACCAAGTTATGGGCGTGAACACTAAGTTCAGGGTACTTCTCTTTCGGAAGATAGTGGTCAAACTGTCTGGGGGCTCCGATCCCGCAGTATGGGCAGAAGTCCCGGATGCCTTCGCTTTGCCGCTCCATGATCAGGCGCTTAAGCTCTTCTAAGGCTTGCGCGGTACTCTCGTAGCAATGCAGTAGGTCCTCCCGCTGCACCTTTGTCCATGTATCCTTTGCCACGCCGCCTATGTCTGCAATCGTAAACGCGTCCTCCAGCACCTCATATCGCTTCTCGATGTCTGGAAGCATCTTAGTTAGGCGTACACCTCGATCCCCAGCCTTTCCGCCAACAATTTGTGTCAGAAATTTTTTAGGAATTTCTTTCACTCTGCGCAATTTATGCATTACCGTCCTCGTACAGTGATGCCAAGTATGCGGTGGCATGCAGGCTCAGTTGATCATCGAAAAGTGCGGAAATCTCGTTGAAGGTTTTCTTTTTTGCAAGTTCCTTGAACGTTGCCTTGTAGAAGTTAGGAATTTCGACAGTCTCGAACACCTGACGAGTAAGCTGGGCGATGTTTTCACCAAAGGACTCTACCGCCAATGAGTGAGCGCTAGTAATGTTTCCTTCGCGCTCGAATCGGATAACACGTTTGCGGGGCACCTCCTGTATGACAACGGGCGAGTGCGTGGCAATGACCGCATATGAATTATAAGCCTCCAGCAAAGCCTGCAATGTCTGCATCAACAATGCTACAGCATTTGGGTGTAGGTGAATCTCGGGTTCATCAAACAGCACCAAAGACTCGTCCTTCAGGTATGCAATCGCGGCAGAGATGAAGTACGCAAGAATCGACTGTCCCGAACTCATCGAAGGCGTCTGACCGTCCTCCAGTTCTTCGATTGTTTGGTCGATGGACACTAGCTTCTCGGAGACGCCTACCACTTTGGAGACATGAAACTCCCAAATATCGTCACGATTTTGTTCTTTGATTCGTTTCAAGTATTGAACGTGCCGACTCTCGAGGGCGCGACGAGATAGCCCGCCACTATCGTCTCGGACGCCGCAATATATGTAGCTAAAAAACTTCTGAGGCTCCGGCCGCTGGAATCTGTCAAAGGCACTAAACGACAATGCGATCACTCGTGAGAACAGCGGCCGAGCCGGCTTAAAGGCCGACTCCATCTCGTCTATTGTCTCTTTGGATACGCGCTGCGTCCTTGCTAGGTCTCGTGCAAGCTTTGCCATGAACTGAGTCTTACCGACGCCATTGCGTCCAATGATGGCAAGGATTCGTCCTGGAACTAAATCATCAGGATTTAGGTCAACTTCGATAGCTACGTCGGTTTCGGCTCCTGGGATATTACCCTTATACTGAAATGAGTAGCCCTTCTGACGCTCAACGTCATCAAGAATAGCTAGGCCGTCGCGCAAGCAGATTTTCGCATCGTTGAACCGAATTAGAGAGTTCCTGAACCCGCTACTCGTCTCGACTTCTTCAAGTAACTGGGGCTTTACAACAACATCGTTGAGCTTCGCCAGTACGCCACGATGCGACTTGGGCAAATGCAGTCGAAAATTTTTGTAGTAGTCTGGCTCTTGACCTAAGCTGAAAAACTCGTCGGGAAGCTCGGGAAAGTCTTCCGGCAATTGCGTGCTGTGCTCACCGCGCTGCAGGATCTTGACTGAGCCCAACATTTCATGGCTTCCATTCTTTTTGACGAGGCACAGGTGATAGAGCGTCTTAAAATGGTAGTCATCCCAGTTGTCTACTGTATATACAATACATGGAAGCACCGCTCGCGGCGGGGGTTTGCAGCTTCGGTTATTATCTGCTTTGTAAAAGTGCATCAGTTCTCCATATTGTTTTGTCCGGGATAGGTAGATCCCTGTGAACATAATTCTGTGGTCCGATTTCGGACTGTCGCCAACGCCTGCTTCTGGCCGCCAGCGGCCCATGAGCATAACGAATTACCAAGCGAGGAAAGTCACGCATTGTCACATCAACGCGAATGACTGCTTCTGGCCGCTAAGCAACAATAGGGGTCACTGATAAGACCTTTACTTTTGATGATGCATCATGAATTTCATTCTCGCTATTCAGATAGTTCCAAAAGTCCTCATAGACAATTTCGACATCTCGAATCGACACACAAGCATCGAAAATCGCATTGCTTTCTGTGTCGATAATTTCATCGCGCGCCTCAGTAAACGTATGTGGTTCCACAGTCAAATTGACAGACAACGCCCTAACTTTGAATTTCATATTTCGTCCAAATAATTACATAATCATTTCGGAAAGCAGCTTCTTCCGGATGGAGGAAATTGCCGTCGATCACGAAACTGTCATCTGCCGTAGCGAAAGTAGTTAACTCCAGTTCCCGCTCACCCAGGTCGGAAAACCGTCAGAAACAGCAGTAACACACTGGCACTTGACACCTTGTGCCGTCTCAATGACGATACCGACGGTATAAGCTCTCCCGTCGTAATAGCAGGAATTTCTGATGAACTTGCTGACAACGGCGGTCATCATTTCACATCTGTATTGTGGCCAGCAGCAAGCAAAGAGCAATGGAGCAAGAGCCGCAACTTTCCATCTGCAGGCACTTTTTAGCAACGAAAACCGCCCACTCCGCCCCGTTTTACGTCGGTGATTTTTTTTTGCGACCAACGTTGATCGTTTGGGGTGCCGTAATATCGCCATGGATTTGCTGGCCAACTTTACCGTGGAAAACCATTTGCGTATTGCGTTCAACTGATCTGGATGGCGGGGTGGCTGAAGGCTCAACACTTCCCTCAACTACACCAAGAACCCTCGCTTTCGCTCGAATATCCAGTTTGCGATAGCCAGTCAACAATTCATGCTCATCCGCAGGCAATGCAGAGAGCGCATGTTCCCCTGTCAGCAAATACAACACATCTACCCCAGCCGCAGCAACGGCAGCAAGATAGTCAGAATCTGGCGTGCGAGAGCCATTTTCATAGTTGAACTGGGCGCCCTTTTTTACCCCACCAAGGGCCGCAAACTCATCCTGATTGAGGCCAAGGCGCTTGCGTTCTTCCTTCAGTCGATCAAAAAAATACTTCATTTGAGTACAAATACCTTTCCAAATCACTCAAATGAGTGATATATTTACGCCATTCCGTAGCGATTACAGATCATAACATTATGAATAATTTGTCAAAAGTCGGACGTACTGCGAAGGGCGTCACTTCTCGACCACTCGGCGTCCGCCTGACCCCTGATGAGGTAGACGAGGTCGAGGGTCACGCAAAGAAGCTTGAGCGCTCCAGAGCCTGGTTTCTTCGCTTCCTGATCCTGCGCGGCCTCGCTGACTACAAGCGCGAACTCGCATCCAAATCCACCCACTAAGGACCACGTCATGTACCCCGATGCAAAACGTATCCGCAGCCACCGCGTCATGCTGCGCCTCGATGACTATGAGCACCAGCTTGTTTCCTCGATCGCCAACTACCAAGGCGAAGAGCTTGCCGTGCTGGTGCGCCAGATCGTGATGCGTGAAGCCTTGGCCGTGATCGCCTTGGATGACGCCACCATCGACAGCGTACAGCGTCGCAGCGTTTAAACCGAGTCACTTTTGAGCAACTCTAAAGTTACAGAAAATGCCAGACCATCAAATTCACCTCAATGACGAAGAGCGCGCGGTGCTGGAACTCGTGCGCCAACGCCAGGGGCTGGCAAGTATCGACCAGGCGGCTGAATGGCTCGTCAAGTCGCGCTTACGCATACAGTCGAAAAACATGACGGGTCGCGGTCGCGCCCTGTACCAAGTGGAAAGAAAGCTGAAATGAGAGTCATCGGCCTGCCCTGCCCGCATTGCGAAAACACCGTCCGCGCCGTCAAAAGCCGCACGATGTCCGCCATGTTCAAGGAAATCACCTACATGTGCCAGAACCCCGAATGCGGGCACTCCTTCGTGGCAGGCCTGGAAGTACTGCGCACCCTCTCGCTGTCTGCCATGCCCAAGCCGGATATCCGCATCCCGATGTCCCAGCATGCGCGCGCGGCAGCCACCAGCCAGCTGGCCCTGGACCTGACTGCGGGCTGCTGATGACTATCCCGATCCTCGCGCCGCCGTAACCCGGCCGCTGTAACTCCCCTCTTTTGCTATGCCCTGCTGCGCTCCCTTTTGAGCGTGCGGGATTCGTTCAACCTGAAATAAGGAAATTCGATGTTAAACGGTCTTCAAATGCTCAAAACCGTCACCTTATCGCATGAGTCTGTGCTGACCGCATTATGCGCCCTTGGGCGTCAGCGCTTGCAGGACAAAGAGCTTTTACAGCAATGTGTTGAGTCATCGCATCGCACTTGGGTCCAGCGCGAAATCTCCATGGCAGATTTCGCCATCATCAGTCTGAGAGGCGCAATCAACGCTGTTCGCTATTGCCAAGCATGCGGCCATGTGGGCGATGTAATCCCCCCAGCGGTCGACTGCTGCCCAGGTGGCAAGTATGCGGCCATGGTCCATCCAGAGATCGCGCGCCAGGCGCGAATCGGCCTGACTGTCTTGGTATCGCATGCGGACGGAAAAATCCCATGCAGCGGCGATATGGCGGGAGAGCGGTAATGCTGCGCTTGCTCAAAACCTGCGGCATCTGGCTGCTGTCGCTCCTGATCGTCATCATCCCTGACGTGCTGCGGGCCATCGGCGCCATCAAGGACTGAGCCATGCCGGCGTCCCTTATCGACAATCACCTGTCGTTCCTGCCTGCGGCGGCCATCCTCGCCGCCCGTGACAGGGACGTGCCGACTCCCCCAGGGGCGCCAGAGGCGCTGGCCGCCATTGCTGCGGCGAAAGCCAGCCTGGCCGAGCGGGCCAGCTTGCGCGCCGTCGAACAGCGGCGGGCTAGCGAGGCGCGATTTATCGCACAGGCCTGGGGATTGTCGCCGCGAGGCGCCCGCCGCTCCGTGCTGATCGCCGCCGGCATGGACGCCGACCGCTGGGAATCACCCATCCATTCATTTACCGAGGAAGAGCGCATCGAGCTGCGCGCCGCCACCTCTGCCGCAATCCGTGTGTACGAAAGACTGTTGAATGCAATCTAAACAAATCCTGCTGCCTGCCCCACAGCGTCACGAAGCCTTTTTGCGATCCGCCCAGTTCGCGCCCGAGCTGGCCCGCATTCCCTACAAATGGCGCAACCGCGTCATCACGGCCGCCCTGGCCAAGATGGCCTGGTCGTCCTGGTACAAAATTTATGAGTCAGTCGCCACCGGCTTTGTGCGCGAGTTCGCCGAACAGTACGTGCCGGCCGGCGTGGACCTGTCACAGAGCGATGCCGATATCGTGAGCACCGCCGAGCGCGCGGCGGCAGGCGTGACCAAGATGCTGTGGATGGCTGTGTCCGATACGCACGCCCTGCAGATCATGGAAGACGAATGCGCCTCGTACGGCATCGAGCTGCCCGAGTTCGACACGATGACCGACACCATCGCCCGCCTGGTGGATGCCCGCTGGTGGCGCCGCCAGTTGCGCAAGCGGGTCAAGCGCGCCTTTGAAGCGGGCAATATCCGTCTGGGCTACGTGAACTATCGCGGCGAACCCTACGCCAGCAATGACGCCGTGCTGTCGCGCTTGGCGCAGAACCGCCGCAACGCGGCAGCGCTGGCGGCCACCCTGGTGCAGAACGAAAACGGCCAACAATTCAGCATCGCCGAGCTGGCCGAGAAAACGACCGCGAATAAAGCCATCCGGCGCGGCGAACTGATGTTGCGCATCAACGGCTTTGAGCAGATCGCCCGCGAGTGCGGCGACCAAGGCATTTTCATCACCTGGACGTGCCCATCGCGCTTTCACGCCATGCAGCACAGCGGAAAGCCAAACGGCAAATTTGATGGCTCGACGCCGCGCGAGGCGAATGCTTACCTGGGCAAGATGACATCGCTGTGCCGTTCCGCACTGGCGCGCCGGGGCATCGGCCTGTATGGCTTTCGCATCGCCGAGCCGCATCACGATGGCTGTCCACATTGGCATCTGCTGCTGTTCGTGCGCCCCACCGCGAAATACAAGACGGTCCACCTGCAGGACGTGGCCGGTCGCGCCATCCGCATCATGAAGCGCTACGCCTGGCGCGTGGACCGTGGCGAACCGGGCGCCTTCGCGCGCCGCCTGGACGTCAAGCGCATCGACTGGGCCAAGGGCAGCGCCGCCGGCTACATCGCCAAGTACGTGGCCAAGAACATCGATGGCGTGGCCGAACACAAGACGAAAGAGGGCTATGTCGTCACGGCCGACACCGAAGGCGATGTCGAACTGACGCCATCGGCGCGCGTCGAGTCCTGGGCCGCGTGCTGGGGTATCCGTCAATTCCAGCAATGGGGCGGCGCCCCAGTCACCGTGTGGCGCGAACTGCGCCGCATCGAGGAAAGCATGCTCAACGAAGCCCCGGCCGCCATGCGCCGCGCCTGGGACGCCGTGCAAAAGATCGACGGCGAAAAGCGCGCCTGCTGGGCCGAATACCTGCGTGCCCAGGGCGGCGCCCTGGTGCCGCGCAAGGAACTAGTCGTCACGCTGGCCAAGGACGAAAAGACCGTCATCGGCCGCTACGGCGAAACACAACGCATCACGCCCTACGGCGTGCGCTGCAGCGACCTCATCGGCGTGGTCTTCAAGTCCGTGCGCCATACGTGGACGCCGGTACAGGCCACAGGCGGGCGCGGGGTGGCTGTTGGGGTTGCCGTTCCTCGGACTCGTGTAAATAACTGTACGCACCCCGACCGCCCTGCCCCGGCCACGCCGCCGGCAGCGCCCATACCTGACCTGCCCGACGAGGCAAAAACAGCGCTGATTGCCGCCTGGGCGGCCGTCAACGCCTGCCCGTGGCCCCGGCTGATCGTCCCCGACAACCCACCACATGAAGGAAATGGCACATGAGCACCTTTGCCGTGATTGTTCGCACGCAAACCGAACGCTTTGATTTTTTTGAGGTTGCCGCATCCAGCGGCGACGTGATCGACGCTGCCATCGACCGCTTCGGCTTGTGTGGCGTTACAGCCAAACTGAAAGGGAAACCGCAATGCTGAGCACTTTGACAATGTCCAACTATCAGGTCAATAAGGCCCGCAATGCGCTGAGAGAGCGCAAAGCCTATCTGTCCGGATTGAGGTCTTCCGACGATGTAAAAATCGCCCTGCAACTTGAGATGATTGCCGAAGTAGATGCGTTGTTGGCTCTCCTCGACATGCTCGTCAGGAAAAAATGCGAGGAACGCACTGTTGCAGTAGGCGATCGTGTGAGTTTCGACAGCGATGAAGGCTACCAAGCCGGCACCGTCAACGACTTGCGCCGCGACGTGGGCAATGGGGAGTTGCACGCCTGGGTTGAGCTAGACCGCCAGTGTGCTGAAACGTTCCGCGCGGTGCCCCTTGCAGCTGTACGGCCTGTTAGCACTAAAGCTGGACAGTGCGCGGTAATTGCCAATTAGGGTTGCCTAAATGAGCGCTCGTACCAACGATGTGAATCCTTACACAGCCAGGCGGCAGGCATGACATCAACAGAATTCCTTATCAATAGCGTCCTTGGCACATTGGTAAGAGGCATTAATTGCGTCACTTCGTTCATCAAATCGTCCGAGCAGCATTTGGGAAATACGGGTGTCGACGACAATGTACGAACTTTTCCAAGAATGTGATTGAGGAGCTACAGAGACTGTAATTTCAATTATGTGGCGTTTGTAAGCCAAACAAACCAAATCAGCTTTAGTGCTCATATGTATTAACAAAAATTCAATTTTAATGTGATCGAAAACCCCGCCCAAATTACTAGCCACCACCTAGCAAACCAGACGGCCCCCGTCTACTCGCTGATTCGCAAACGCAGCGCTTGCTATAAGGCAAGTACGGTGCGCCAACTGGGCAAGTATGGCACGTAAATCACCTGCGCACGCAGCAACGTGAAGCGGGGCGCCCACATGGCTGGGAGCAGCAGGAAGTGGCTCACAGAAAAATGGAGTTCATGAAGAATCAGCTCGACCAACATCAAAGCAATCAACCAACGAAAGGAAAAAACTGATGAATGAAGACCGAATTATCTATCGACAGGACTTGTACAAAATGCTGGGCGTCACCTCGGAAACGCTACGCAGATGGGTGAAGGAGAACAAACTGCCTCCAGCGGACGTTGCCATCACCCAGCGCACGCTGGGATGGCGCCTATCAACGCTCCAAGCCGCTGGGATCAGGCTGCTTTAGCAGCCAGTCAGCGAAGGCCTGAAGCATCACCCGGCGCTGCTTCAGGTATTCCGCCGAGTTGTAGACTCCGCGCACGCCGCCGTCCTTGTGCGCGAGCTGCACCTCGACGTGATCCGAGTTGTAGTCATGCTCGTTGGCCCAGGTGGAACCGACCTTGCGCCATCCGTGGCCTGTCATCTTGCCTTTGAAGCCGATACGGTGAATGAGGTAAAGAATCGCGTTTTCACTCATGGGGCGGCTGCCGCCCCGGTCGTTCGGGAAAACGTAGATGCTGCCCCGCGAACGCAGCTTCATTTCAGCCAGCAGTTCCAGCGCCTGCGAAGACAGCGGCACCAAGTGCTCGCGGCCCTTCTTCATGCGCTTGCCCGGTATCCGCCAGACATCGCCCTCCACTTCCGCCCAGGTCATGCGCCGCAACTCGTCCGTGCGCGTCCACGTCAACGCCAGCAGCTTGCAGGCCAGCACAGACTGAATTTCATCTTCCAGGTCCAGGCGCTCCATGAACGGATGCACCTCGGCCAATGCCAGGGCGGCGAAACCTTCGCGCGGCTTGCGTGAAAAAGCGACCTTCGAATTGATGTTCGATGCGGGGTTCTCTTCGCAGTGGCCGTGCTGAATGGACCAGTCGAGTACCTGGCCCACCCACATGCGCACGCGCCGGACGTACACGGACAGGCCGGCGGCATCCATCGGACGCAGCGCGGCCATCAAGTCTTCCTTGGTAATTTCACGCACAGTTTTCGCGCCCAACGTCGGCGAGATATACATGGCCAGCGCGCGCAGTGCATTTGCCTTGTAGCCGGCGCTGATGTCCGTGCGCCCGGCCCAGTAGGTATCGATGGCGGCATCAAGTGCAATGGATGGGCTGCTTGTCTTGCGCTTGGGCTTGAGGTCTTCCCCGTCGATCAGTTTCAACCGCAAAACGTCCCGGCGCTCGCGGGCTTCCTTGAGGCCAATCAGGGGATACGGGCCGATCACGGCAGTTTGCTGCTTGCCCTCGTCGTTACGATAGGCCATGCGCCAAACCTTGTTTCCGCTTGGCAGGACTGCCAGCATCAGGCCATGGCCATCGAAGAGCTTGCGCAGCTTGCCGTCATTCGGCGTTGCGCGGCGGCAGTCTGCGTCGGTAAGGGTATTGATGGCCAT